GGTGATGCGGCGCGAAGTGCCCAAGCACCGCAGCACCTTGGCCAACAGCGTGCGTGTGACGCAGGAAGATGCCCAGGGCCTGGTGCTGCGGATCTACCCCGAGGCGGATTACGCCAAGTGGGTGCTGAAGGGCCGCAAGCCGGGCAAGGGGCTGCCGCGGTTCTTCGATCCTGCGTCGGCCAGCATCGTGGCCTGGCTGGAAGCGCGCATCGGTGATGCCAACCGCAGCGCCACCCCGCGCTGGCGGCCCGGCCGCGTGGGCAGCCTGCGCCGCACGGCGGCCGAGCTGGAGCTGCGCGACCGCTACATGGCCTTGTCGCGTGCGGTGAAGCTGCGCGGCATCCCGGCCAACCCGTTCGTCAAGCGCACGGCCGACCAGGTACAGCAGCCCACGATCGACGGCCTGCGCGCAGCGGTGCAGCGCGGCGTGCGCAATGCCCTGCGTGGCCCTGGAGCCACGGCGTGACCAGCCGGCGCGAGGCCTTCATGGTCGACGCCCACGCGGCGCTGGCCGACATGTACCCAGCACGCCACGTGACGCGCGGCCTGGTCGACCCCGCCGCCCTGGGCGACGAACTGCTGCGCCAGGGCGTGTTCAGCCTGATCGCCGAGGCCACCAGCGAGTGGACCGACTACACCGGCCGCGAGGGCGACTACGGCACCTTGCGCTGGTCGGTGGTGGGCTACATCCGCGTGGACGACGACGCCGCGCCGGTGGCGGTGGAGCAGGCAGAGGCCGAGCTCGAGGACGAGCTGCTGGCCTTCTGCCGCGCCATCAAGCCCGCGCCGCTGGATGCCGTCTACCCGAAGGACTGCACCTACAGCCGGGGCCTGGAAACGCCGGTGGGCTGGATCGTGATGTCGCTGGAAGCCCTGTACGTCTGACCCCGCCCCTGGAGGAGCCCATGCCCAAGCCCAAGACCGAACCCGCCGCCACGGCCGCTGCCGACACCACCAGCGCCTCGGCCCCGCAGGCCAGCCCGCCGGCGCCCATGCCAACCAGCGGCGGCTGCTGGGTGCGCTTGGCCGACGGCAGCCTGGTGCCCGACCCGACCGAGCACCCCACGCCCGCCACCACCGACAAGGATTGACCCATGAAAGACGCCCTGAAGGTGCTGCTGTGGAAGCCCGAGGCCACCTACAACACCGACCCCACCCCCACCGCCCTGGCCAACGTGCTGGTGGCGCAGAACGTGGACATCAACCCGCTGGAAATGGAGACCGACGACTACACGCCGGTGTCCAACAGCTTCGGCCGCAACGAGATGATCGTGGGCGCCGTGTGGTGCACGATCAGCTTCGACGTGCTGTTGTGCGGCGGCGGCAATGCGCCGCTGGGCACGCCGCCCAACCACGGCCCGGTGCTGCGCGCCTGCGGCCTGGCGCAGACGATCGTGGCGGCCACCAGCGTCACCTACAGCCACATCAGCACCGGTGAAGAGAGCGGCGCCATGTACTACTACATGGACGGCGTGCTGCAGAAGATGCTGGGCATCCGCGGCAGCTTCAGCGAGAACTGGCAGTCGAAGAAGGCGCCGCGGCTGACCTTCAAGGGCATCGGCTTGAACGTGCCCATGACCGACGCCGCGCTGCCCACGCCCACGCTGCCCACCATCCCGCGGCCGGTGGCGATGAACAAGGCCAACACGGTGCTGACCATTGGCGGCTATGCCGCCCGGCTGAGCAGCCTGACCATCGACCAGAACAACGATGTGCAGTACCGCAACCTGACCGGGCGCGAGGACGTGAGCATCGTGGGCCGCAACATGAGCGGCAAGGTGATGGTCGAACTGCCGCTGGTGGCGGAAAAGGACTTCCTGGGCGCCAGCGGCATCTGCACCCTGGCCACGCCGGCGGCCATGGTGATCACCCACGGCACGGCGGCCGGCAACATCATCACCAAGACGCTGCCGCGGGTGCAGTTGATGAAGCCCAAGCCCCGGGTGGAGCAGGGCATCCTGATGCTGGAGTGCGACCTGCACATTGCGCGCAACGCGGGCAATGACGAGATGACCACCGTCTACACCTGACCCGAGGCCCGCCCATGCTGCAACCCCAAGACGCCAGCCCTGCCGCCGCTACCCCGGCTGAAGGCCCCTTCGTCCTGCGCATGCCCGGCACCTTCTGGTGGACGGTGCGTGTGCCGGTGCCCGCTGACGACACCTACCAGGTCTGCAAGCTGGAGCTGCTGTTCAAGCCGGTGTCGCAGACGCGACTCGACACCTTCCGCGGCCTGAACCTGCAGCCTGGCCAGGCCGTGCCGAGCGAGCGCGAGATCTGCCACGAGGTGGTGGCCGGCTGGCGCAACCTGGCCGACGAGGAAGGCGTGGTGCATCGCTTCAGTGCGCAAGCGCTGGACCAGCTGCTGGAGGTGCCCGTGGTGCGTGGCGCCATCCTGGCCACCTACCTGCTGGTGATGAGCGGGATGGGCCCCCGAAAAAACGCATAGCCGCCGCGCAGCGCTGGGTGTGGGAACTGCGGCGCGGCGGCGGCGCACGCGACGAGCGAAGCTCCGACCTGCAGTTGATGGGCATCACGCCTGAGCGGGCGCTGGCCTGGCTGGCAGAGCAGGACGAAGCACCGCCCGCCCTGGACGGCCAGGCCGGCGACGAAAGGCCCGGCGACCCGCTGCACATCTGGCCCGAGAACTGGCCTGCCTTGCGGGTCTGGATGCGCCTGCAGACGCAGTGGCACCAGAGCCCCACCGGGCGCTTGGCCGGCCTGCGCTACCCCGAAGCTGAGCGCCAGGTGCAGCGGCTGATGCCCGGCGCCAGCCAGGCGCAGCAGGATCAGGTGTTCGAGCACCTGCAGGACATGGAACTGGCCGCACTGGAGGCGCTTGATGACCGGTCAAGTTGAGGAAGTCGGCCTGCGGCTGCGCGCCGACGGCGTGGTGGAGACCAGCCGCGGCCTGGCCCTGACCACGGGCGAGCTACAGAAGCTGGGCACGGCGGCGAAAACCGCCGATGTGCCGCTGAAGGACCTGGGCGTGAGCGCCGGGCAGACGCGCGCCGCGATGCGCCAGCTGCCTGCACAGATCACCGACATCTGGACGAGTCTGGCGGGCGGCCAGGCGCCGATGACCGTGGCGATCCAGCAGGGCGGGCAGATCAAGGATTCGTTCGGTGGCGCGGTGCCCGCTGCACGGGCCATTGCCGGTGCGCTGGGCCCGGTGGGCATGGCAGCAATCGCCGCAGCGGGCGGCATCGGCCTGCTGGCGCTGGCCTACACGCAGGGCAAGGAGGAGGGCGACGCCTTCTTCCGCAGCATCGTGATGACGGGCAATGCCTCGGGCACGTCGATGAGCCAGTTGGACGACATGGCGCGCAGCCTGGGCAGGGTGGTGGGCACCCAGCACGAGGCGGCCGGCGTGCTGGCGCAGCTGAACAACTCCGGCCAGGTGGCCGCGGCCAGCCTGCAGCGCTTCGGTGAGGTGGCGATGCGGCTGGACCGCGTGGGCATCCCCGTGGCTGACACGGTGAAGCAGTTCGTGGAGCTGGGCAAGGCGCCGATCGAGGCGAGCGTGAAGCTGAACGAGCAGTACAACTACCTGACCAAGGCCATCTACGACCAGATCGTGGCCCTGGAGAAGCAGGGGCGCACTGCCGAGGCGGCCGACCTGGCGCAAAGCACGTTCGCCGAGGCGCAGAAGAAGAACGCCGAGCAGCTGGAGGGCCGGCTGGGCACGCTGGAGCGTGCGTGGAAGTCCGTGGGCGAGGCGGCCATGGGCGCCTGGGGCTGGATGCTGGGCATTGGCCGCGAGGACACGCTGCAGGTGCAGCTGGAGAAGGCGCAGAAGGAGCTTGCTGCCTTCGAGGCCAACATGCCCAAGGCGCCCACGGCCATGGTGGACGCGCAGCGCCTGGCGCTGATGCAGGCCCAGCGCGACACCCTGCGCAACACCGTGGAGACGCTGCGCATGCAGGTCTACATGGAGGGCGAAGTGGCCGCGGCGCAGGGCACATCGGCCGCCCGCACACGCCAGCAGATCGCCGACGCCGAGAAAGCGCGCAAGGCGGGCAATGGCGCCACCCCCCGCGAGCGGCCCGAGCTGAACAGCTGGTCGGCCTACAGCACCTGGGGCGATGCCGGCCGGCGCGAGGTGGGCTACGCCGCCGAGCTGGAGCGGCAGATGGCCGAGGATCGGCAGAAGGCGATCGACGCCGAGACCAAGCTGATCGAGCGCAACGCACAGGCGATCGAGCGCGAGGTCGCCACGCTGGCCACCCACACCGGCGAACTGGGGCTGAACGCCGAGCAGCTGCTGGCCCGCCGGCAGGCCGTGATCGACGGGCAGATTGCCGAGGCATCCGCGCGGCTGCAGATGGTGCAGGGCAGCGAGGATCTGAACGCGCAGACCGATGCGCTGAAGCGGCAGATCACCGCGCTGCAGGCGCTGCGCC